AGTACAACTAGACCCCGCGGATTACATCGGGACTGTGTTCCACGATGACATCTTATTCTGGATGAAATACTATCTGACGAATATCCAGATACCGAATATAATGTTAGAACCTCCGATGGACCTCTACGAAGTCGAGATTGACGACGAGTATATCTATATATACCGAACGTACTGGTGGTCCGACACTATCCGCCGCGTCGTACAAGCCAATAGTCCGGTCACAAGTCCGCTCCTGAACGATGTCCGCGAGCATATTAAGGTGGTAAATCAAACAACTGGTTCTATGGTGGACGTGACAGTCTATCTGGCTCCATATTCTATCGAAGAATTATTAAGTAAATCAGATACTCATATCGACCCGTCTCCAGTGGGTATCTGGGACGAATCTAAATGGGACGGGGGAAAGGTTTGGGGATAATGGCACTGCCAACTTTTACACCCGGCACAACAATAAAAGCTAACGAAATGAATCAAGCACTAGCGACTCTTTTTGATATGGTATATCCTGTCGGCTCTATCTATATGAGCGCAACTCTATCGACGGCCGCGCAAGTCGAGGCGGCTCTCGGAGGGACGTGGGTAGCGTGGGGAGCTGGCCGCGTACCGGTAGGCGTAGACACTGACGACACTTCCTTCGACACCGCTGAAGAAACAGGAGGAGAAAAGTACCATCAACTCACGACAAACGAAATGCCGAAACACCATCACGAGTTTACTTTTTTCACTACCGGAACTGCTCATTATCGTAATGGTATGCAACAAGTGGGTTTAAGCAACACTGTATCCGGTTATGGTGCAGCTGGTATGGCCGACGCAGGTGGGAACGCCGCGCATAATAACCTCCAACCATATATAACGTGCTATATGTACAAAAGGACGGCGTAGTATAATATAGATATGGACTATATCAGCGCAAGAATATCAGAACTGGAATCGTATAAACCCGCGGCCGCGGAATCATTTTACAACCAATCTTTTATTGACCGGATGAACGAAGCGCAAGCGCAGATTGACGGCCGGTATCAGGAGATGAACGCGGCGGAGATACAAAAACAGGAGTCTCAAGACGCGTACAACACGTTTAAGGGGGAGATGAGACACTATTCCGAGCTTTCTAAAGAAGCCGAGAACAAGTTTGGCGTGGCAACGGCTAAAAATGACTACGAAGAATCCAAACGCGCGATAGAATCCATCGAACAGACGCTCGACGCGCTCCCCTCCACGATAAATGCCAACTCCGAGCGCGTAATGACACAGAATCGCTTTGAACTAGCATACAACGCGGAAGCTACCAAGTGGCAAGCACGGATGAATACGCAACAGAATATCACGGATGTAAATAAGAAGGTTTGGGAGAACGCGAGAAGGGAGGCCGACGCGCTGGCCGCAACCGGACTCGCAGAGCAGGAAGCAAAAGCGCAATATCTGGCGACGATGTGGAACGTCGACGTTAATATGTTTGCACAATACAAGCAGAGATGGCAAGACGCAAGAGAAGAAAAGCTCAAAATCGAGGAGCAGTACCGCAACTGGCAGTACAGCAGAGCGCAGGAAGAATATATGCGCTGGAGCAAGGAACTCGCGAGCTTACGGGCCGCAAAAGCACTGGAGGACGCAAGAGCAGCGACTTACTCCGGATGGCAAAACTATATGCAGTTCTCTCAAGAAGTCGACCAGCGCGCAAAAGACCGCCTCGCGACTATGCAAGCGCAAGCAAGACAATCATCCTCGAATCGCTACTCCGGCGGCGGAGGTGGCGGAGGAGGAGGGGGAGGATGGTAAATCTTTTACGTTTATTCTTTATGTGGTATAATAATCTAAAGAGCCAAAAGAGGCATACAGCCGTGGCGCGAAAGGAAAATTAAATAATGGAAACTACGGCCAGCAAAACTACTTCTTTTACGGGGAATCCAGAGGACTACACGCATAATTTCGGCCAACGAATCGGCGACCAAAACGCCAAAGTCGAGTCGCAATACGGCCAATATGCTGCAGACCAAGCGGCCGCGCAATCGCAGCGAGACGCTTATGAGCAAGCTTTCGCGAATCAGACTGGCTACGGAGACCTCCTAAACACCGCGGAAGGCAAATACGGAGTCGACGACCGCAGGAGCGGCTACGAGCAGTCTATGAGAGCTATCGCGGCCACCAATCAAGCGATGAACGCGCTCCCCTCTACTATCAACGCTAACTCTGAACGTGTCCTAACGCAAGCGCAACGCAACGCCGCGCTAGGCAATCAGATGAATAAATACCAGAATACATTGTCCTCGTGGCAACAGCAAAACGCGACTGACGCAGCGATGTATCAGGCAGCGATGAACGAAGCGCGCAATCTAGCGTCGCAGAATATGGCACAAGAACAGTATAAACTCGGTATGCAGCAAAGCGACTGGCAAACTCTCCTCAACCAAGCGGCTCAAACTTACAACCAAGCTCTCAACGAACAGAATATCCGCAACACCATCTACCAGCAGATGTATGACGACGAAGCGCAACATAGGCAACTCGAATACAACTACTGGGCCAAGAGACTCGACGATGAAAACGCCAAGAGACAACTCGCAATCCAAGAGGCCGCAAATGCCGCGCAAAAGAGCTACCAAGACTATATGATGAGTCTCAATAATAACCAGAGCAGCGGCAACACGTTCTCTGATTATCTGTTGTCTAATGCTTCTCTCAACCAATCCGGCGTAGGCGGATGGGCAGACTGGATGAACGACCAAGACAAAGCAGATTATCTAAATGATATGCTCGTTCGCTGGAATAGCGGAGACGCGGCTGAACGACAAAGAATTATGGAAGGTTCCACATATAAAGATTATCTTAACAGATTGAGAGGGAGCTACTAAAATGTTTGGCGACAAGCGAGTCATAGACGAAGGTGCTTTCGATAGAGCGCAGCAAAATATCGCTGACCGCAACAAAACTGCATACCAAAATTATGTCAACAATATAAACCAGAGCTACGATGACCTAGGATTCCTAGGTAAACTTGCTACTGGAGTATCTGGCGGTGGATGGGGTAAAAGCAACTATCTCAAAAATTATGGTATCACTGACGAAATCGACGCTCTAGGAAAAGCTGGCAGTATAAACACTACGGGGATGAACTCATTATACGACGCTGGGAACGCATATAGCCAACAACGTCTGAAACAGCTAAACCAAGGCCAAGGGCTTTTCTCTGGTATCCCGCTTGTCGGAAGTATTATAGACCCGTTCGCGCAGCTTGTCTCTGGAGGAAAAGACCTTGTAGAATCCGGCACAAGCAAATGGGACAAGGGAGACCGAAGTCTAGTTAGCGACATCGGAGCCGGTATTGAAGCTGGCCTCACGCTGGCCTCACTCGGCGCACTTGGTAAGGCAAAAGCTGCCGCAAAAGCTGGCACGGCTATTGCTCCTACTACTCTCAAATCGGCCATCGCAAAAGGTGCTGGAAGGGGTGCTATCTATGGCGGTATCGGTTCTCTAGGCAACTATCTCAACACGGCTGGCGACCAAGCGTCTGTCGGAGACGCTGCTCTAAATACAGCGATGGGAGCCGGAATCGGCGGTATCCTAGGCGGCGGAATCTCCGGTGCTGGCTATGGTATCGGAAAATTGCGCTCTAACGCTATTACAGGCAATCAGAACGTGGCTGAAGCTGCGGCAAAGGCAACTCAAGCACAACAGAACGTGACGGCTTACCAAGACGCTATGAAGGCTGCGCAAGACATCGGTCTCGACACATCTTCTCCTGAAGCTCTAAAACAATCTTATCGTGCATTTTCTATCGCTAATCATCCAGACAAAACCGGAAAAGTTATCGCTCTCCTCCCATCTAGTACGGCAGAAAGCGGCTCTATGTCGGCTCAAGAAGCACAAAATCTCGTAAATAGTATCAACCAGAACGCGGTAAACGCGGCACAAGCTTCCCAGAGCGCGGCTGGCAACGTTTATAACACGTTATCCGGTGCGGACCTTGCTGACCTACTAGGGGAATCAAAAGCGGCCCAAAAAGCACTCAAAAAAGCGTCGAATCAAGCTCTCCTTGATTACTTAAAAGGCACGAAACTCGGCAAGCTCGGCTCCAGTAAACTCGGAAAAGCCGCGGCCGTCGGCGGTGCTGCTTATGGAATCTCGCGTCTATTAGGAAACAGAAACGGAGGAAACAATGAATAATTTACCGGCATTACTCGGTAGCGCAGCGTCAAACGCTCTCATAAATCAAGGAGCAAGCGCAGCGTCTAAACTTATAACCCCTATAGCTGCACAAACTATAACTCAAGCGGCTGCTCCAGAAATCGGCAAGATTTTTTCTGGCAGCGCGGTCCCAGTGATTAGAAACGCGCTCGACGGCTATGGACAGGCCATCGCTAACAATGCTCTCAAACCAGAAATCGCTAAATCGTTATCTCAAATGCTCCCGCAAGGTTCCGGCTCGAATATAGAGGGACTTTTCGACCCGTTATCCTCTGGCGTACGTCTCCCAGAAGCTAAATATACCCCAGCTACATTTAGCGATTATTTTGGAGCAGCAAGTTTAGGAGACGCGCTCCAACAAGGCGATATGATAGACGTGGACATCCTTAACAAATCCCTCCCACCTTCCCTACGCAACCCGCTCCGCCAAGGCGTAGCGAATCTAGCCGCAGATATAGACCCAGAGAATATCGGATGGGGTGCTGTCACGTCCAAAAGCCAACTACCGAAGATAAAAACCTCCGAATACTCCAAGGCAACCGGATATAAAGGGGAAGATATACCAAAATATATGAGGCAATTCTTGTCTGAAGAAAACGGCCGCTCCTTCCTCGACTCATCGTGGGGAGAAGTATTCCCAGATATGGTGAGCGAAGGCGAAGGCGGGATGTTTACCGGTACTCCGGATGATATTCTAGCCCGTTATGAGATGTATGGTACTTCCGACGCAAGAAATATCTACACTCCGGAGAATTACGCCAGGTATCTCGCGATGGACAAAGATATGGCTAAACAAGTAGAGGATTATCTCGTCAAAGATATAGATGGAAGACCACTTAATGTCCCTATCTCTAGCGTCTCCTCTCCTTCTGAATCTATCGCTGTCTCCGGCCTCAAAACTCCAGAAACAATCAAGGCCGCGCAAGAAACCGTCGCTGCTGCTCCTCAAGCTACATTCCAACAGACCACGAGAAACCTAGAGGACGTGCTAGGAACGGACGCTGGCGGTGCCGGACAAGGCGGTGCTGGCGGTGGCGTGACAATCACTCCTCCTTCTCCAGAAGACGCAGGATTCAATGTACCACTAGAAACTAACGAAAGCGGCGAAAAGGTTATCCGTGTGAATCCTCAAGCGGCCCGAACGACTGCCGCGCAGAAAAAGGCGAGCTTCCAGAACAGAAAATGGCTCGACAGTATGAACGCAACTTCCAAACAGTATGAGATGGCTCTCTCAAAGAGTAATTCTTACGGCGGACACTACAAAACTCCGGCCGAACGCGCTCTGGCTAACGGACTCAATCCGGCTAATATCGGAGAACGCCTCGACTCGATGATTGCGGCCCGCCAAACTCCTCTCGCACAGGCCGAACGCTACGCTACAGAAAAAGGCGTACGCGTCACTCTCCCGAAACTCGAACTTACTCAAGCACAAGCACAGGGACTCGCGCAAAATGGTGTCGACATCCAATCTATCATCGCGGAAGGTACCGCTACTCCAGAAGAAGCGGAGAAAATCTACAAAACTCTCCGTGATGATGGCTATCGTCTGATGAAAGCGACCGACGGGACCTCACAGGAACGCGGCCGCGCTCTGGTAAACTCCTCCAAGGCCGTCTCCGACGCTCTCGACAACACAATGGATTCTCTCGGACTCAATTATAAGGACGCTCTCCTCAAGAACGCTGCTGCTGCCGGAGAAGACCAATCCTATCTACAAACCATCGCTAACGGTAAAGAGTTTAAGTTCTCCGACCTCCGACGTGATATGTCCGACCTTATCCGCTTGCAAGACCTCGCTGCCAACAAACTCAAAGCGCAAAAAACTATCAACATCGCCGGAATAAATACCGGAATCCCGAATCCTACTGGCAACATCGCAGACGCGATAAAAGGTGCGTATTATAACGCTGCAGAACGCGCAGAACGCGTTAGAAACGCTGCTGGCGGTGCTGCAAGTGCCGGAACGACTGGAGGTACTGCTGGTGGTGCTGGAACGCCTCCTAGCGGCTCTGGTGGCTCCACAGGCTATACTTTTGAAGGACCGGCTGGCGAAGGAACGGCCCAAAGCGGGCTTTCTGGCTTGCTCGGCAAGGCGCGTAAAATCGCTCCTTACGCTGCGGCCGCTGGAATCGGCTATATTGCCGGTGGCGGTGGACGTAGTGGAAGCTCTGACCTAGGCGATATGACAACTCTAGGCGGCGAATCTCTCGTACAAGAAGAAACTCCGGTGGCTGACCCATACCAGACAGAAACCATCGGCGGCTACAATATGGAACAACTCGAAGAAGGATACGCTCGCGCGCTGGCTGCTGGAGATACAAACGCGGCTAAACAAATCGCGTCGCTGATGGAAGTTCTGGAGAATCGCGTAAAACGTGTCTCGGCCGCTACCGAATCCGCAAGCGGTTCTAACACGATGAGCGCAGGTATGAATATCCTCAACCAGCTATACTCGATGTACAAGCAAATGGGCGGCTCTCAAGGCGTAATCGGCGGCAATATCACGAATCTACTCAATGACCTATCCGGCGGTGCCTACAACGCGGATGTCTCGACCTACAACCAGACTCGCGCTCTGACCTCCTCGCTCCTCGCACGCGCGCTCGGCGAAAAAGGTACTCTCTCTGATACCGACCGTAAATATATCAACGACAACTTGCCAAAAGTGACTGACGCTCCGGAAGTCGCGGAGAAGAAGTTTAGGGCAATCTATCAAATGCTAGAAACGGCCGCGGCCAAATAGGAGGGGACGATGGGAAGCGAACTCATTACAAGCGGGTTAAGCAACCTACTCCCCGTCCTAGCAGAAAAAAGTACGCAAGCTGTCGCGAACGCTGCGACACCTCTTATAACAGATACCGTAGCGAAATCAATCGCTCCATCTGCTACACAGGGTGTATATAACCTACTTGGCTCTAGCACTCCAAAAATCCAACAAAGCGCAACAGGATTGTCAGAAGCATTATCTCAACTGCGAGACTCCTACGAAGGATATAGGATGTTTAAGAACGATAATATCGGTAAGTATGACCGCTTTGGAGACGAACTCAATCATCGAGACCCATTAGCGGTTGCCCAAACAGGTTATGACTATTATATAAAACAAGCTCTTGGCGACGCGTACGAGCCAACTATGGAGAAAATTAAGGGCTATGCGGCCGTGGGGAACCCGAACTATGACGCTGCAAAAAACGACTTGATTGCTTTTCTACAGTCACAAGATAGCGATTCCGTAGTAAACGCGAGCCACAGACTTATCCCATCCGGTACGCAAGTATGGCGCGCTCCTAACTCTGCTAACGGTATAAGTTATAGTATCACGAAAGAAGGAGCGCAGGGTGCTTTCAATGGTGCTGGCGGAGATGTCATACCTTATACCGTAAAGGACACGGACAGGATTATTGCTCCAGAGTTTATGGAACGCGGGAACACAGGCGCGCCACAGGGAGAAGTAGTTATAGTCCCCAAAACTCAAGAGGCAAACGAGAGCGAGTTTATGCGACAAGCTAACAGATTGAGACAAATGCAAGCGTCACGGCAGCTATCATCTGACGGGATAAAGAGGGTTGGTAGCGCAGAAGTGGCCGCGGTAAACCCCGAAACACTACCGGGTGGATGGAAGGAACTGGAAAAATATCTCGACACAGCGCAGGACCGGCTCCCAAACGCTATAGGGAAACCCCCCTCTAAAATCACAAAAGGAGATATAGTAAAATACCTCGAAGACGTAGGTTATGATACAGAGGGGACCAAAGACGAATTATGGAAAAGTGCTTTGATGGCTATAGACGACGCGGCTGTAGACGAATTGTACGAAGCCGGAGGAGCTGCGGGAGAGTTTTTGCAGGACAGATTGCCATTTAGACAGAATCCGCGCCTTACAGACGCTACAAACTATTACATAGGAACAAAAGGGCGTACAGGGAGACTTGACGCTGAATATTCGGATAGATTGGGAATTGGCCGCAGCAATACTCCTATGTCTGATAGATTAGTGAATCCCTATGGTGGAGCGATGGGAGATTATGCACGGGGAGCTTTTGGCACCGACCCGACTTGGGCTACAGGGGAATCCGGAGTAAGCACAGCTGCGCACGAACGCCTCCACGCTATGCAGAATATAGATAAGTTCGATTGGGACGAAGAAGTAGTAGACGCTATAGACGAATTGAGAGCGGAGCTTAAAAACTTTTATCACGATGAGAAACGAATAAAGGCATATCACGGGAACAGCAAAACAGATTATTATATAAGCGGAGATGAGCAGGAAGCGCGTATGCTCCAGAGCTACCTCGATAATGAAGGCTATACAAATACATACAGGAAGAACTCTGAAAAGGGGACCGAGTGGGGAGACGAGATTAAACCGGCCTTCGACAAGTTTTTCAAGAAACTACGAGCGTTGTCTAAAAAGGGAATCGCGCTCCCGTCACTCGCGTTGCTTTTTGGCGGAGCTGCTGTCGCAAGTAAAGAAAAAAATTAACGATTTTCTGGTAAACATCGGTATTTTAGCGCAAAAAAGACTTATGGAAAGTATTGACAAAAAACTTATGGTGTGCTATAATGGATATGTAGCATAAACGCAAGAAAGGAGCAAATATGCGCAAAAAGAAAAAAGTTCTCATATTCTCTACTGGGGGGTATGATAACAAAGGCCACCGAGACTATATCGTCGAGGGAGACCCCTCCGTACCAGAGGAAATACATAAAACTAAACGCCAAGCTATCGCTGCTGCAAAACAGATGGCGAGAGAAACTGGAGTCGAAGCGTCCGTCCTCACTTGTGTAGATGGGTATGTAGACGACTTCGCAACACACTATGACGTGACCCCAGAAGGCAAAGTAACAGAAAGGAAATAATATGAAAAAGAATAATAAAATTAAAACCAAAATGCTAACTGATGAGGATATTAAAATCATCAAAAGCGACCCCGTGTCGCTCGCGGATTATGTAGTAGAATCCAAGGTCCGCTCGGCCAGAAAAACTATGATTATTATAACTATCATAGCGGCCGCCGTGATGTTCGGAGCTGGCGTGTTCGTCGGTATGCACATCACTCGCGAGAGTATTCCTAACAACGTCGTGCAGATTAAAATCGGCGAGGACACTGCCGTCGCAGCCGAGGCAGAGGGAAAAAAGTAGACTCGGAGGAGTCTCCCTCTCCATCCGAGTCTGAATTAACTGGGTGCGACTACGTTCGCGCCCAAGTTAGTCAATGGGACGACTGGGACGTAGATACTATGGTAGCTATATCCCAAGGCGAGAGTAGCTGCTCTATGGAGCGTGTAGGCGACACTAGCCTAACGTGGGAGCAGAACGGCCGCGAGTACGGATATTCTATCGGCGCGCTACAGGTCCGAATCCTCCCCGGGCGCGAGTGGTGCGAATCCTCGGAGAACTACTGGCAGTGCGCCCACGATATATACTTGGGAAGCGGATTAAGAGCTTGGACGGTTTATAATACCGGAAAATACCTCGAATATATGTAAAATAATCCCGTTTTTTACGGATTTTCGTCAAAAAATGACATTATAATACCAAAATGTGGTGATATAACAGGAAGCTCTTTCATTATCATTTTGACCACTTGACCAAAATGATATGCTTGTGGTATTATTGAGTTATAAGGCTACTCCCACAGCGGGAGGGCTTTTTAGTATCAAAATTAAGAAAGGAAAATCACAATGGTATTTAGTGAAAGAGTCACTGCGATTACCTATAACCAAATTATGCCGGTTATTGTGGACTTCGTGAACAACTCTAACATTCTCACCGCTCGTGTGATGTCCAACGTCAAAACTTGGCGTGGTGTCAATATGAAGTTCCCAATCCGTATTGCGAACTCTACGACTGGTGGTTCGTTCGATGGTCTCGACACCTTCGACACTTCTACAACCAATAATACTCGCTCCTTGACCTTCTACGTCAAAGCTTATGAGCAAAGCGTAGTCGTTCCGGGTATCGAAAAAGCTGTCAACGGTACTTCTGACAAGCAAGTTATCTCGCTCGTCACTGACCGTCTCGACGAAGCTAAAATCTCCCTCACGGAAGCTATCGGAACCTTGCTTTATGGCAACGGCGTTGCCAAAGACATCGAAGGTCTCGGCCTTATCGTCGACAACGGTACCGTCTCCGCAACCTACGGCGGTCTCTCTCGTTCTACTATCGCTGGCACGAACGCTGATGTCACTGCTGCCGCTGATGGCGAACTCACTCTCGACCTCGTTAAGAGCGAGATGACCGCTGTCTCCGCTGCTGGTGCAGAACACGAAACCCCAACTATGGGCCTTACGACCCCTGTTGTTTGGGACTTGTTCGACAAGCTTCTTACCCCAACTATTTCGGCTCGCTACGAAGCAACCGACATCCGTGGCTACAACCGCGTTTCTGGCAAGACTCCAATGGGTACTTCCGTTCCAGAAAGCGAACTCAAAGGCGCAGCTGGCTTTACCGCCATCTCCTTCCGTGGCCGCCCAGTCGTCGCAGACGACAAGTGTCCGTCCGGCCTGTTCTTCTGGCTCAACGAACGCTATCTTGAGTTTGATAGACTCATCTCCAAGGACCTCCGCCAAGTCGATTCTAACCCAGATAAGACTGAAGGTGCCAACGTCGACATCAAGCAACCAAGCTTCTTACAGCTCAAAGACTTTATGTCCCCAATCAACCAATTCGGAGAAATCGGCGCGCTTATCGTTATGGGCAACTTTATCTGCCGCTCTCCTCGTCGCCAAGGCAAGATTACCGGCATTACAACCGCTTCTTACTCGGCCTAATAAAATAACAATTTAAGAAAGGAAAACTATGGCTAACAAAATTGACGCTATCGGAACCCTCGTAGACGGGAATCCATACGAAGTCGATGACGCTCCTCGCCATCCGCTCGGCCGCACTATTGCGACTGACGACGGCAAAACCTTTGTTTATGTCAAGGCCACTGCAGCTCTTACTGCTGGTACTGCTTACAAAGTCGCGCCTATTACCATCGGTACCGCTTCCGTGACGGGTGTTGGTAAAATCTCAATCACGGCTACAACCCCAACGATTTTAACGACTGTCGCTCCAGAAGATGTTGCTGGCGCACTCGTCAAAGTCACAACTTCCGGCTCTGCCGTCCGTGGTGTATTCGGTATCAAGAACGCCGCCCTCGGTGCTTCTAGCAACATTATCGCTGACTGCGATGGTGTCCTTGCTTCTACCGATACTCTCGCTGGAATCGCTGACAACACTCCTGCTGTCTGTGGTGGTTCTCCAACCTCCGGCAAGACCCAAGGTACTCCACTTACCGCTATTGCTTCTGGCAAATACGGCTGGGTTATGCTCCAAAATCCGATTGCGGCTTCCGCCTAATCGAATCTCAAGCAGCAAAAAGTCCCCTACGGGGGATTTTTTGTGATATAATGGAATCATTATGACAGGACGCAAGAAAAAGAATAACAAACTTGTACTAACTTATTACTGGACCGGAGAACACGATGTCTGGCACAAGGACATCGACGTTTATCACGCGGACCCGCGGGAGTTTGATACGCTTTATAATAGCGTAGCTAACCGTGGCTATGATTTTATCACGCTCGCGAATGAATTATATCCGGATTCGGCCCGCAGCAAGACGTGGAAGGTCGTAGAGCTATCCGGCCCATTAGAAAAACCGAAGGGAATGTCTTTATATGTACACAAGTTTATTGCTTGCTACCAGTTTCTTTTGAATCATCCAGAGTACGAAGAAATCTGGATTGTAGATTCATCAGATACAGAGATGATGGGGACTCCGCAGCCAAAAGATGGTATCATTTACGGAGGATATGACGCTTACGCGCCTATCTTTCACAAGTTTTATCCGGTAAAATATCTTATTGGCGGCGCGGCCGACGGAGTATGGCTTCCGGGTATCTTTATGATGGGACACCGGCAAGACGACCATATTGTGCGCTGGCTCCGTGCTACTCATCTCGAAGATGTAGCGTGGAACTGCGGCATTTTTGGCGGCAAGCGTGCAGTCGTGATAGAGTTTTTGGAGAAGTTTGTGCCGCTTTTGATGAATACTGTTTCCGACGTGGAGATGGTGGTTTATAACTATGTTTTATATCGTTGGTTTGAAGGACGAGCCGAGTGTATAACTACCCGTATGACGCTCGGAGAAGTCGATATGACAAAATGGTGGAGACACAAGTAAAAGATACCGTCTCCACCAAAAAATCTTAATGTCTGAAAATAATTTTACTTCTTATTAGCCATCGCAGCAGCGTGGTTTGCGGCGATTTCGTCGCGCGTCCAGACTTCGACGTGGCCGTCTGTGTTGTCGTCTGATGGGTCGAAAACGCATAGCAGCGTCGGGTCGTTCTCTATGAGCTTGTCTTTTATGAGGGCCGCTCGTATGTACTCGCTCGCAAGTCCCTCGCAAGCTCGAATCTGGACCTCGCGGATTACTTTTAGCGCGCTCGCGTCTTTTCTGGCTTTTGCCGTGGCCGCAGCGTTCGCGGTCGCGTAGTCAAGTCCGGCAAAAGTCGAATATAATAATTTGAGGTATCCTACCTCGTGTGGTTTTAGATTAAACTTTTTCATATATTTGCCTTTTCAAAATCTTTAACGACGTCCTGTTTATATAGTTCTTCATAATCATCTATGATAGCTCCGTCCACCTCGTCCCCAAAAGTATGACCTCTTGCAATAAGGAGACGGCTAAAAGCGGTGCGCATTTGCGTAGAGTCCGCGTCGTCGTCTATATTTACTTGATTTCTTAACCCCCGTTCTTCGATTGTTATTATCATAATTGACTTTCTATTTTCTCTCTTATTCTGACAAAAGTTTCCTTGCTTGCGTCAGTATATGCTGGGCTTTGTGACGCAGTTTTTAGCAAGGAAGACAGCACCTCCGGCTCTCCTTTCTTTTCCGACAGATTTATTAGCATTGGTCTTTCCTTTCTTTTATAAAGCCATATTCCACGGCTTCCTTTGGATAATGTTTGATAAAGTCCGGATTTGGCGTTCCATCCGGCAGATATGGCTGCAACAGGTCGACATCGTGACGCTGGTACTCCATCGTCCGGCGCGACACGTCGGCTTGCTTGGCAAGCGGCGGGAGCTTGCGCTCCGCGTCGCTCGGTTTCTCGTCCGGATAGTATTTCCCATTGCGAAGAACTCCCATTATTCCGCGCTCCCGTATTCCGCGCCTTTTTTGATTTCCGCGTAGTGTTCCGCGCGGATTTCGTCCGGCGTTTTTGGTACGATGATTCCGCCTTCTGATTGGTATATATGTTTTGGCTTCTTCACTGGGTCCGTGACATAAGCTGGCGGTTCCGAGATATTGTCTATTTCGTCCCTAACGCCGCGTACAACGTCGAATAGGTGCGCGATGAGTATTTTATTGTCTTCGACTGTTTCGGCCAGTCTACGCAGCGTATTTAGCTCCACAGCGTATAATATACAGACGATTGTAAGCACAACGGCTAGGCCGATGATTGTTAGTTCCATTGGTCTCTCTCCTTAAACGTGAGCGCGAGATTGGTCGTGATGAGCTGGGCCACAACGGAGTGTGAGTTTATCACGGCCTCGCGGATTACGATTGCTGGGTCGATGATATTGGCTCGTACCATATTGCGCTTTTCGTGGGTCAGGAGGTCGTAGCCGTCTCCGATTTCGCACTTGTCGCGTATCATCTCCGGCGTAGCGTCAGAGTTTAGCAGCAGGTCATAATATGGCTTCGTAAGATATTTCAGGCCTAGTTTATTGCCTATATCGCGTAAGCAAACACCGCCACCGGCCACAATCCCTCCGGTCAGCGCAGTTTTGGCCGCGCAAACAGCGTCGTCGATTCGCAGCTTGGTCTCTTTTCTCTCCGTATCGGACGCTCCTCCGACGTAGATATTAGCGATTGAGGCCGTGAGGCGCGCGATTCGATTCTCATATTCTAGGCGACGATTCGGAGCTACTTCGTCGCGTTGCTTTTTGATTTTCTCAATAGCAGTCGCGAGTTTCTTTGAATTGGCTCCCTTGCCACCAGTGATTGTAGTCTGGTTTCTTGTGATTGTCGCGGATTCTACCCATCCGAGCATTTCTGGGGTCCAGTCTTTCGGCTCCCCGCGGAATACTTCTCCGGAAGAATACAGCGCGATGTCCTCTAGGTTATTAGAGAACCCATTAGAAGGGGGAGTCACTACCATAATATCCATCAGAGGTTTTGGCAGCGTCGATAGGAACTTGAGCGCGTCATTTATCACGTTGCCAAAGATTAGCACTTGCTTGTAGCGGCTAGAGTTTAGCTTCTCTATGATAGGGACGATTTCGTCCTGTCGCGCGATTGTAGCTCCTAGAATAACCACCGGAACGCCGTCGCAGTCCTCTTGAGGTTTCATTACCGATTCTTTTGAGGTTTGGTCGTTGAAAAACATCTCGTCCTTGGCTCCGGATTCGATGTAGACACCGTTTACGAAGTCGACAGAGGTCGTAGAGGTACCAGTATAGATTACGTTTACCCCTCCGAATAGGCCGACTTTCGATATAACGTCATATACCAGCGCGCCTAGGCCAGAATCTCCGGCAGATATTTCGCAAACACCGCGCAGATTCTTATCCGTGATGTCTTTTTTGGTTTTAGCGTCGATTGCGGCTAGGATTGCCGGAATATAACTCCGGATTTTCTTGGCCGCAGCTGCTCGCGACATCCCTTGCTTTTGGATGAGGTCTTTCTCCGCGTAAATATACAGATGATACGCCAGCACAGCGGATAAAGTAGTACCGTCTCCGGCCGTATCGTTGGTCCTCTTGGACGCTTGCTTGATAACGGAGATTGCCATATCTTCGATTGGGTCTTCTGCTTCCAGCGCAGCGATGTTCGTCACGCCATCGTGGGAGATTGTGGGAACGTCAGCGCGATTTTCTATGATTACGTTGCCGGAGGCCGCTCCGTAGGCGGTCTGGGCCACGGCAAACACTTTTGTCACGCCAGCCGTGATACCATCACGAAGCTTCGGGCCTATAGTCATTTCGCGAATATATAGTTTTTGTCCCATTATTTCTTCTCCTTTTGGACACCCCATATATCAGAGACGTGTACGCACTCTACCACCTCTGGCAAGCGGTCTGGCTCTACACATAGCGGGAACTCTATAGCGTCTGAATCGTCGTATATAACGATGTCGCCCCTTTTTATGGTACTGGCCTTTAGCCATATCTTCCCGCAATTTATGGCGAGGACCTCCGCGAATCCGTGCCGGTCATATTTCTTCTCCGACCGGACAATATCCGAATCCCCGCGCAGCGGACGTAGCACGGCATAGTCTTCTTCGAGTTTTAGCCGCGATAATTTTATTGCTGGCATAGCATTTGCTCCTTTCAAGCGTTATTTTGTATGTTTCGAGTATACCACAAGCAATTCTGTTTAGCAACCACGAAAAATCCCCCATAAGAACGCAAGAAAGGAGTTCAGCGGGGGATTTTCTACATTATATCACATCCCCGCCAAAAACTCTACTTTTCTATTCGTGCTTCGATAAGGTACACTTCTTCAGCTCCGCGGAACTTGGACCGTAGAGACTTTTCTATCATATTATAGTGTTTTTTCGTCAGTGAATCCGCGTCTGGAAGATTTGCCTTGAGCCGGACCTTCTTCTTCGCACCTTGGGTTATTAGCGCGTCAATTACGACTAGCACTGTACCCTCTTTTCAGAATACCGAGGAAGTATGCGGCCGGTTTTTCCTTCTTTGCGGCCAGTTCGCACATAATGATTACATCGTTCATAGAATACTTGCCGCGCATAAGATTGTAGGCGGTTTTGAGCTGCCATTTAGTGATACCGACGACGTATTTGGCGACGGCACGAATCTGCTCTGATTGGCCTATCTCTAGTGTAGCACGGATATTTTGTAGCGTCTGTTCGACTCTATAACGCGCTAGAATCGTTATAAGATATGCAAACGGGTCTTTTACCGTCTCCGATTTACATAGGTGTATAATGGCCCGTAATTCATCTTGGGTCATCTCGAATCCGCAGCACTCTCCTGTCTTCTGGATATGGCGGATTCTCCGGTATAATCCATCGTTTTTCTCGTTGGGAGGGAACATCTCGACAAACTCTGGGAAGTCCTCCTTGAGCCGGTTATACATTGTTATTGTTCTCTGTGACATAGGCCACTCCTTTCTTTTGGTTGATAAAAAGACCCGCCTCGGAGTGGTTGAGGCGGTTCTGCGTCTGAACTGCCTACATTATATCAGACCGAGTTAGGTGTTGTCAAGCGTTCAGGCGCAGACAACTGCATTTATTGTAGCACGAGCTTTTTGGCCGTGTCAATACACATTTTTATAAAATCCAGTCTGCTTCTAATTAAGAATATAACTAATATACATAGTATATATTCTAATTAAGAATATACTATGTATAATACTTATATCTAATTAAGAATGTGGTATAATTAAGGTATGGAAGAATCCACACTAAAGATTATTTTGGCCGTTATAGCCATCGTCCCAACTATGACGACAATTATAGTGTCACTTTTTCAGAATAGTCAGCGTCACAAGGACAAGGAAGAACAACGTAAACGCGAGGAACGCAACGCAGCGAAACTCTCCATCCAGAATATGATTGTACAGGACATTATCCGCGCAGAGATTCTGCACAAAATGCCGGAGAATCGCGACAACATAGAAGACGAGTACACTATATACCACGCGAACGGCGGCAACGGTACAATCACTAGGCAGGTCCTCGAATATAATACTTGGATTGAGCAATATCATCCTACAAAGTAATAATGTTGTAAAAAATACCATAAGTCCACCCCTGTTGTGGGCCTTTTTTGCAGACTTTTTTTGCAAAATCTATTGACATAGAGTTATGGTTATAGTAAGATGAGAGTGTAGCAAATCGCAAGAAAGGAGACGCTATGAAAATTAAAGTAAAATACGCGATGACACCGACCGAGAAAAAGGTCTGGGACATCACACCAAAGTTTGGGAATCCGGAGTTCGAGCCAGCGGCCGAACGAATCCAAGTAAAGGGATTGAAACCGGCACCAAGAGATACCTTAACAAGTGAAAAATACGACTTCGACATTAACACTGACGAGGCCTGTAAAAAGATTACCGGATTAACTCCGTCCGAATATCAAAGTAAATACCACCGCGCGTGGAACGAATAGAAAGGATAATTATGGAAAACAATATCAGGATTAAACTCTCGAATCTAATGGGAGCCTTGCAAATTAAAGATAACAAAGTCTTCGCGGCCATCCGAGATGGCAAGGATGTAAATCTCCGCCTTCTAGGAGAAAAAAGTATTGCTCTAGGGCCAAACGACATCGTGGTCCGCAACGAATCGTTCGACAGTATGCACCTTATCAAAGGAGAAGAACACGACACTCTACTGCTTGAGAGCGACATCGTAAAATACGGAATCCGCAACGCCGAGCAGTGGGAACAGTGGCTAGACACCATCATCGGACAATTCTTCGATATGTGGGACCAAGTAGACATCGAAGTCCAAGAATAAAACGAAAAAGCTCTGTGGTGGGACAGAGCTTTTATCAACTAACAGAAAGGAGACATTATGATTATATACTGCGACATAGATAACACCATCGCCAACCTACAACACCGGCTGCACTTCCTAGACGACAAAAACTACGATAAGTTCTACGCCGCAGAAAACATAGAGGAAGATGGAGATATGGAGTTCGGACGATACTTGCTCGAATCCCTATCCCGCGGACGCTGGGACAACGTTTACTTCGTGACCGGACGGCCGGAGCGAACTCGCGGAGCAACGCGACGCTGGCTTATCCGCCACGGATACCCAGACAGGCACCTACTTATGCGCAAGGACAACGACTGGCGACAGGCCGCGCAAGTCAAGGCAGACCTTATCAAAATAACTGATGTCGGAGAAAAAGCGATATTCATCGACGATGACCCGCGCAACGTTCGGGCCATAGAAGAAGCGTTCGAGCATATCCACGGAATAATATCCGGCACCGGAAGATTAACAGAACTAACAAAGGAGGTATAATGGACCATCTAACGCTAGAAGAATCCGTCAGAAGGACGCTGGAGGAGGACTCGTGAAGTTTACAATTACGCGTACAGGCACATTAAGCGACCACGATATATCAGTCTATGAGCTAGAGGACCACGGATTCAAAATCCGCCGCGTAGACGACGAAATCTCGGTTATAGAAGTCAAGGGCCTATCCGACATCCTATTGCTGGCAGAAATCACTGGATATGACATCATCGTCAGTCCGGCCAGACCAATCAGCGGAGTCGTAGGGAACCTAGAGATTTACGACGGGTACCGCGAGTAAAATAATCCCCTTATCGGGGATTATTTGCTATTTGCGTTTCTTTTTACCGCCGCAAGGCATAATGGCTCCTTCCTTTACAAGATAATTATAGCACAAAATGCAGAAAACCTATTGACATAGACTTATGGTTTGGTATAATTAAGATGTAATAACCATAACGCAAGAAAGGAGATTTATGGCAACATCGAAAGACCTCCCCGCCATCGTAGAATCTATGCAAGACGTAGAATCCTACGCAGCGCAGGGAGCGTTCAAGGAGATATTGAATCAAGAACCGGCGAAAGCGTGGGTCAACGACCATCCTTACGCCAAAGGGGTCAAATATCTCCCTATCGACAAGGTAGAGACAATGCTCGATATGTTGTTCCAGCAGTGGCGTGTAGAAGTATTGAATATCAGCCAGCTCGCACAATCTATCTGTTGTACTGTCCGCCTACACTACAAAGACCCCATCACAAAAGAGTGGAGCTTCCACGATGGAGTCGGAGCGGTACCGCTCAAAACCGACAAAGGCTGCTCCGCCGCAGACTTATCTAAAATCAAGTCTGACGCAGTAGCAACTGGCGCACCGGCCGCAAAGTCGTTCGCAATCAAGGACGCAGCCGAGCATTTAGGTAAACTATTCGGACGCGACCTTAACCGCAAGGATACAGTGGCCTACAACAATCTATTCGCACCAGAAGGATACGACTGGGAGAAGGCGAAGGAGGCCAGACTTAAAAAATTAGGAGAACTACCTTATGAAGATACTACAGTTTCAGAAGGATAGCGACGAGTGGCTGGAGGCCCGCAACACGGTCATTAGTGGCACGAAGGTAAAAGAAGTCAAACCTCCTACCAGAAAAGTCAAAACTGGCCTACAAACTATCGGATTCTGGGGACTCATAGCGGAATACTTGAGCTATGGAGTCGAAGAAGAATCCCCGATGGTCCGCGGCACTCATCTCGAAGATGAAAACGCCCAAATCGCTATCGAAAAATTGCACCTTAAAAATGGCAAGTATAACGTAGGAGCTTTGTGGCAGACGGACGACGGGCTGCTTGGATACTCTCCGGACGCGTTCGAGGACACCGAAAAGCCAAAATGGGCTATCGAGTGTAAAAGTCTCAAAACCGCAGAGCATATTTATCTGATTGCAACCGACCTCACGGCCAAGAATAAACTTCCGGGCCAAGTTGCAGTACAGTGTCCGTATAAAGGCAAGGATTATCGCGGAATCGACTTCGTGGCCGATGAACACCGGCTGCAGATTGTCCAAGCGTTCGTGGTAAATCCGGAGCTTGAGACGGTATATTACAGTCTCTACGACCCGCGTGTCTTTGTCGAGGGCTTGAGACATTACGTTATCACTGTAAAACGCTCCGAGATGGAAGATATAATCGCGGAGCAAAAAGAGATGGTCGAGAAACAGGCAAAACTGGCTCGCGACATCGCAAAATGTCTAGTAAATCTAAAAGGAGAATAAAATGGTCCAACAAAAAGTAAGAATAATAGATATAATTATCGACTACGGTCGCCCAACGGCTGCCAAGATGGTAAAGAAGGCAGTCAAGGATACAATCCAGCAGACTCGCAAGGATATGTACAAGAAAAAATATCAAGTTATTGCCAGACACGTTTTCGTAAAAGGTAGACTGGAGTCTACTGTCGTTAATAATATGTTATGGAGACCGGACAGACGTGTAGGCTGTTCCGAGTTCAATGGCCGCGAGATTCTAGCTATGCGCCGCACAATGCCAGCGTTCGATTTCTACTTTATTGTGAAGGAGGTTAAATAATGTTTAAGTCAAAGAAAACACAAGAGGCCCATCGCCGCGGGACAAGTAAAGGCGGCAAAGCAAGAGTCTGCAAGGGATTCGCGTATATGAAAATCCACGACCCCGAAAGATTGAGCAAAATATCAGCAGAGGGAGGGCATAAAGGAAAGAGAGGAGCTAAAGATGAAATTACGCAATAAGAAAACAGGAGAAATAGGAGAGTTAATATACCAGTCAGACAAAGAATACCATTTCGCAGTCTGTCCAGAAGTTCCAAGCGACATAGCAATATATAAAACGCTCGCAGACTTGAATGAAGAATGGGAAGATTACGAAGAACCGAAAGACCATTGGTATATAAATTATCAAGGTGAAGTGTATGTTCTTGACCCACAAGCTGTGCCAGAATATAGTCAAAATGCTAAATCTATCGGCAACTACTTTAACACACGAGAAGAAGCCGAGAAAGCGGTGGAGAAGCTCAAGGCGTGGAAGCGCTTGGAAGATAAGGGGTTTGAGTTCACGGGATATGACCTAGCAGTTAGAGATAATGGTACTCTTTGTGGACAACTATTTTTCGAGACATACAACACTCCCAGAGAGGGTGTTGACGAGGATATGACTTTGCTTTTCGGAGGTGAAGAATGAGTAATATAGAAGAACTGCAAAAAAGAGTTATGCATTTAGAAACCGAGGTGGAGCTATTGAAAGAACTCGTCAAGCTCCAAAACAAGTGTCCAGAGAGGATTGTTCCTACATACCCACCAACACCGTTAGGCCCTTATTTCTCGAAAGAGCCAACTCTTGAGCCACCATACAAAGTTACTTGCGGAGGTGAAAAATGAAAGGTAATTTATTAGAAGCCTATTGTGCGTTGGCGAAGGCATATTGCTTTCTTGATATTGAGCGAACCGAGCATAATGGACGAAAGATAGATGAGCTAAACGAGAGAATAGAAGCTATACAAAAAGAAATATACAAGCTAGGAGGCGGAGAATGAGCTGTTGTATAGACGAGGAACAAAGGTTTGAGCAGATTGCAAAACGCGCACGAGATTTATCTCTAATAATCAGAGACGCAAATGGAATCAGCAAAACAGATAGATGTGGTTTAATGTTTAGTCTAGGATATATCGTAGGCCTATGCAACCAATCGGAGGAAACTCTACGGGGAGGAGAATCAAGTGATTATAATTAAATCCCCGCGCTATCGTGACCGCACTGTATTGCTGGCGAAGTACCGGCTCCCGTGCGGCCAAGGCGTGACAGTAAAAATCCTCTATGGAGCGTATAAGGGAGTTTATAAGGTCCCTCACGAGGCCATCATAAACTCCCCTGTAGAGGGGATGGAAACCAAGCAAGGACAAATAATGGCGATGAGAGCAGTACCGCTCGACGCGCTAGAGAGGGTAGAATAATGTTGCGATACGGAGACGCTATACAAAAAATCAAGGAGATACTGGATGAAAGTAGTATCCCCCATATAATATGCGAGGAGTGTGGCTCAATCATCATAGCTGATTCAAAAGAAATGTTGCGAAAAGAAGGGAGAGGAATCGAGATGGACAAAAACGACCCACGATTCTCCACTATCTCTCAACAAATTATAGACCAGTTAAGGGCAAGGCACAACGAACTGCACTCTATGCCGGGGTCTCCTGAAGAAAGAAACAAGATGGCTAAACTAATAGAAGACGGGAGAGCTTTGAATAGGATAGTAGACTTGCTGCGCGGGAGGGTAGAATAATGCCTCAAACCGCTCTAAAACGCTCTAGGACGCGTTCTGGCGCAAAAGACGGTAAAACTATCGTCTCGCGCCGGAAAACGCCTAGAAAAGCAAAAATAGTACCTTTGGAAGAAGTCGAAGCCAAAATCTTCCACCAATGGCTCTGGGTCCACCAAATACCGCATACGCATATCGCCAACGAATCGAACTCCGGCAAGCGTGACGCGGCCATCCGCGCTCGAAAAATGAAAGAAATGGGAGTGGCTCGCGGAGTCTGGGATTATGAGGTCTATATACCGGTCTATGATTGCGACAAGGACCTTGCAGAATACCAGCTGCTTAAAATCGAGATGAAAAGACAACGCGGGGGAGGTTCTACAGTCTCGCCGGAGCAAAAAGCGTGGGGTTCTATCTACAATATGGCCGGAATCCCTCATAAAATCTGCTATGGCGCGCAGGAAGCTATCGACTTCGTAAAAGAATACTACAAGGAGACGGAAGAATCGCCGTTATAGGAGGAGATATGGGTAAACGATACATATCAGTATGGCATAAGACAGACGCTCTTTCTGGCCTATCGGTAGTAGACCAGCTAACGGTCGTAGAAGTACCAGACTATCTGGACGACGTGGAAGCTATGGCACTGGCGGAACAGAAAGCGCGGGAAGAAATACAGCATAAACTTGACAAAAAACTTATGCTATGATACACTAGAGTAGTCAAGCGGATTTGCCTTCGGGCGCGGTTTATCCTACCGGTATGTTTGCCGCTTGATATGACCTTGAGAGCGTAGTTAGTAGAGTTTCTACGCTCTTTTCTTATGGTTGAGAGATTATATGCCAAACAATCCCTAAAACAAGGGATTTTTTGGTTTTTGTGGTATAATGGAGTGATACGCAAGTCGCTCTTTTTATACAATAAATTACAATTCTTCAATGAGTTAATACAAGAAGCTCCGCTAACCACGCCGGAGTTTTTTGTGGTATAATAAGAATATAATCTTTTTGCAAAAGGAAAATTAAAATGCCAACAGTATTACCAATGACGAGAGTCGAAGCGTACCTCGCTTACAAGGCCGGAGTTATATCGGAATCCGACCTCAAACCCTCGCTTAAAACAAATTATTATTCTGGCCTAGAACACTGGCTCGCGTACTGGTGTGGCCTATGCAACGACTATCCTACGAAGGATGGGCAGCCAAAATGGTACACGGAAGAAGAATACTATGTGGCCTATCTTTGCGGGATTGCGCCGGATTATCCGGTAAACTGCTATCGCCGCGTCGGAGCTTATCTACGCTATATTATTTCTGCGCGCTGGGACAGGCCGGAAAAGCCGCTCACTCGCGAAGAATACTACTTGTCGCTTATGGATACATCTTATCTGCCTCCTAACGACCCAGCCTCAATTATCACCTTGGACAACACGGCCGAAGCTCCGTTCAAAGACCTTAAAATCTATGGAGATACTTACCAATTCACAACGACCGGCAAAAACTTGCTCCCAATTACTGCAGATTTTAGCGTAGACACTAACGGCCTAATTTTCACCGGAAAAGATGGTGTTTATACTGTAAACGGCAACGCTACAAGCGGAAACAGCTCTGCAGTCCAAGCGACTACTACACAATATGTAATCCAATCAGGGGACTACTTCCATTTAGGGAATCCTACGACAGCCACCCATCTCCAGCTTTCTCTATATTTCAGCGATGGCACCATTTTTAACAAGGCACCATCATCGGTAAATAGAATAGACTCTCTCGAAGACTGCGTGGGCAAAACAGTGACAGGGATAAGAATATATTTTAACGCCGGATATGACATTACTTGTGATTTCAAGCCGATGATTCTCAATAATGTTTCAACCGTGACAGATTTTGAGCCATATACTGGTGGCTTACCAGCTCCGAATCCCGATTTTCCAATGCCGATTAAGACCGTGACTGGCGGCCAGACGGTCACGGTGACGGGGAAGAACTTACTGCCTCCACCAGCCGACTTCAACGACACCTTAGGAACGCTCAATATCTCCTGTTCTAAAGGTGTGTGGACATTCTCTGGAACTTCGCAGTCTGGTCATACGCAGTCATCAAAGAGTGTCATCGCTCCATACACAATACAAGCTGGCGATTATTTTCACTACAACAACACTCTTGTCTCACAGAGAATCAACATCGCTCTAACATTCACAGACGGCACAACTTTTGCTTCGTCTATGAACGCCGCTAATAAAATCATGTCGCTTGAGGACTATGTAGGCAAGACCATCTCAACAGTGAAAGCGAACTTCAACTCTGGATATGAGTTCAATGGAACGGCTAAACCGATGATTCTACACAATGTTTCAACCGTCACCGACTACGAGCCATATCAATCCCAGAGCTACACCATCGACCTCGGTGCAACCGAACTCTGCAAAATCGACGGCTATCAGGACGCTATATACCGCAACGTGCAGACGAGCGGGAAGAATCTGCTAAATTACCTCACGGCTGTTCCGGCAACCGCTCAAACTACTACTACATTCGTCACGAATGGCTTTCGCTCTGTCACGACATCAAGCGGTTATGCTACGAAAATAACAATGCCAATTAAAGCCTCCACGACCTATGCGTTGTCTTGGAACTTGTCTATAGAAGCTCAATGTTCTCCGTTTGTCATGGTTTACAAAGGGACAACAACAAGCTCAGGACGCTATGTTTCTCAAAATGCGACATCGGGAGCTGGTTCTCTCTCATTCACTACCGACTCTGACGCGACAGACATCAACATCTGGTTCTATAATGGCACACCGGCAGAAGGCACGACCGTGTGGACCGATATACAACTAGAACTCGGACCGGCCGCTACCGGATACGAGCCATATCAAAACCCCTACTACGATTCCGACTTGCCGGAGGGAGCGTGGTGCATACATAAGGCGATAGGAAAGGTGGTGCTTGATGGAACGGAAGACTGGGTACTATTGGAAAGAGATGGACACTATAACTACTATATGGAAAATATGGCGTCTAACAATCTATACATAGGTAGTGCGGCTACATATATGTCGAATTATTATACTGGGATACCTACAGACAACCGCTATGCTGATGGGACCTTCTTCATAAATACAACTGGACGTGGGATTTTCACATACGACGCAATCACTACAAAAGACCTGTTCGCGACTTGGCTCTCGACTCACAATACGACCGTCTATTACGCACTCGCCACTCCCACCAACACGGCTATCACGAATACAACTCTCATCGCGCAGCTTGACGCGCTTCTCGAAGGTGGTTCCTACGCTTCACAAACGAATATCACTCTTACGGCCGCGGACCCGAATCTTCCGGGCCTCCTCCAAGTTACTGTTGCAAAATACCAATAAAGCCTATTGACAAAAGACTTATGGTATGATACACTCTATAATGTAAACAAAAGCAAGAAAGGAGTTTACATTATGAAAGACTATATCTATCCTATCGCCTTCGGCCTAGCAATCGGAATTATAATTGCGCTAGGAATCTAAAAGAGACCGCCAACCGGCGGCTCTTTTTGTGGTATAATGTAATTGCGATGGAGATTGCGCGCTTCTAGCGTCTGGGTCGCACAGTAGCGGTAAGGAGAGCGTGCTGTCTCTCCGAGAACTCCTTTGTCGCTAGACCCATCGCGTCCACGGATACCTCTATCCCCAGATAACGAAAAGAGGAACGCTGCCGGTACTAAATACGAGACCGGCTTTTTTGTGCTATAATATAAGCAAGAACATTATCTAATCACAGAAAGGCTACAGCCGTGAAAAAATCTGAAGATACCGAATATAAAGTCGGCTATAAACATCCACCGAAAGATACGCAGTTTGGTGGTCCTCGCGGTAATCAAAACAAGGGAGGGCATTGGAAGAAAGAAGATTGTGCGCGTTTTAAGCTGGAAAAAATGCTAGTCTTAAAAGACGATGAGCTAGAAGCCGTCCAAAACGACCCAGAAGCGCCTTCTTTTGAAAAAGCTATAGCAAGTATCATTTTACAAGCAAAAGACGATACAGACGCTTCTGGAACGCCTAGAGCGGCTGCTTTACGCTTCCAAGCAATCGAAAAAATGATAAACCAAGTCTACGGCTCTCCGGCCCAGACTCAAGTCACGGTCGACGCTGGCTCTATGGAGGAGAAGGAGAAGTCCGGATTTATTAAGGGAGTGTTTATCCCAAAGGGTAATGACAATGAATAAAAAATGGGAAGAAGTTAATCCGTTCTTGATAAATAATGAGACCAAACCGACGTGGGAATCAAAAAAAGTAAAATGGTTTTTAATAAAACGTGGCAAAAAGTATTCTATATGGCGGACAATGATAAAATCCGATGATGATGGCGACTATCTGATTCTCGATGACAAAGGCGAAATAAAAGCAGGTAGCAAAAATCTTGAAATGATTATGTATAAGTATGATGTTCTATGCAGGATAGATGATGACGGAGCAGGAGCAAATAAACGCAGCTAAAGCTGCCGGATTCTGGACCCCGTTGCCGGGTCCTCAAACTCTCGCGTGCCAGCTTACAATGATGACTAAAAAATACCGCGAGATTCTTTTTGGCGGAGCGCGTGGTCCGGGGAAGACAGAGTGGTCTATTATTGTAATGGCCGAGCGAATCGACAATCCGCGCTATCAGGGCCTAGTGTTGCGTAAAAACGCGGATGACCTCACGGATTATTGCGTCCGTTGCGAGGAGATGTACCAGTACGCCAGCGTCGTCGTCCGGCGCAATCCGATGGTGTTGCGCTTTGGCGTAAACGCTCTACGCGCAAAAGGCGCGATGATACGCGGCGGCCATCTACACGATAAAACCTCATATATAAAATATCAGGGCCAGCAGTTCTCACGAATCGCAATCGAGGAGCTGACGCAAATACCAAGTGAATTATTGTATAAACAGATTATGTCGAGCTGCCGCTCGGTCTACAAGGAACTCAATCCCCAGATGATTCTCACGGCGAACCCCGGCGGAGTCGGTATGGGATGGGTAAAGCGTCGCTTTGTGGAGCCAATCGACAAGAACCAAGACGAATACACGGAGGAGACGCTAGAAAACGGCGACGTAAAGCTCGAATCTGACCGCGTAATCTGGTACCAGAAACAATATCTCTGGACAGATGTAAAAGGCGTAAACAGAATCACAGTCTGGAACGAAATCTACGACAAAATAGAGGAGACGTGGCGATGTTTTATCCCCGCGACTATCGACACGAATCCAATACTCACGGAAAATGACCCGAATTATGTAAAAATGCTCGAAGGTCTCAAAACAACCGACGAGGCACTCTACAACGCGTGGAGACACGGCGACTGGAGTGTCTTTGCCGGACAAGTATTTACAGAGTTTGACCGCAGCAAGCACGTTATAAACAACTTTGCGGACATCGGAACGACAACCAAGCAATTTGAGGACGCTCCGAAGATTATCAGTATGGACTGGGGTTATTCTGACGATACGGCCATCTATTTTACGGCTTATCTCGACGGTCGGCCCGTGACGTATAAAGAAATGGTGGGGAATCAGAAACTCGCGTCGGAGTGGGGTAAAGAAATCCGAGAATATATCGAAACAAGCGGCCAGAGAATCGACTACTTTATCTATCCAAGCGATATGGAAGACAAGAAGAACGGTAAATCCTCTCCAATCGACGATATACGCGAAGAACTGGAGAAACTTCCTCCAAGCGAGCAACCGTCTATGCAGATGATAGGACGCGAGGCTGGCTCTCGTGCAATCCGGCAGCACGCGACGCATAAATACTTAAAAGGCGAACCTTGCGCCAAGATATTCAAAAGCTGCGCGAATCTGACGCGAGTTTTGCCGGAACTTGTGTACGATGAGACGAGAAAAGAAGAAATCGACGTGGACACGGACCACGAGCTGACGAACCCTTATGATGGATGGTCCTATGGGCTACGCTGGCTAATGGAGCGTCGAGAAAGCGAGATTATACACAAAAGCCACCGAAACGACGAGATTCCAAAAGGTATTATGGCCGGAGATACTTTTGCGGACGCTGGAGTGGACCCTGCTGCTCTGGCAGTCAAGGCCAGCAAGGAACGGCACCGCGACTGGCGGACGCTGTAATTGACAAAATCGCTTATGCTTGCTACAATAGAATTGCTATGCCGCCAGCATAGAGAACCTTCTTCTAACACCTACCCAATTATATTGAAGGCGCGTTGCGCCTAACCAAAACTCTTGTAAAACAAACATTGAAAATAAAATGTCTCTCCTCCCCGTGTCACTCGCAGACGCGGGGACTTTGTGTTATAATGCACTTATGAATAATAAAAAACCTATAACGATTCTTCTATATGAGAATAATCTTCCGGCCTTGCGCGAGATTCGCTGCGTAAATTGCGCGCGTTTATTATGCAAGGTAAACTCCGACGTGAAGTCTATTATTTTCGAGGATGGCTACGACCCGCACGAACATCGCGAGCTTGTGGCCGATATGAATATGGTAGAACACAAATGCCGCGGCTGTGATTGTGTATACAAAATCCTTTTCCAAAAGTGACCTCTTATGAAATAAGCTCCAACTGTGGTATAATGTAGTAAAGGAGCTTTCGCTAAAATGTATAATGAAGAACAAGAAGACAAAGACACCGGCCTCCAACAAGAGCTGCCAGCGTTGTCTCTCGATATACCCGACAGGGACTTAATACAAAACCTCAAGAGATGGGAACAGGATTCGCAGCAATTCTGGAACGACCATAAGAACTACGACCTCCACGAGCGTCGTAAAAGGAACGTCGACTACTACCTAGGCAAGCAAATCGACAAGTCTAAACTGTACGATTTCCAAGTACCTTATGTCGACAATGAGCTTTTCGTAGCGACTCAAGTCGTCTCCGCCTATATCACGTCCAGCAATCCGAACGCTGAAGTACGACCGGAGAACGATACGACTCAATCTAAAGTTATGGCCGACGAGCTAGAGTTCGGGCTAAACGTCCATACGGAGACTCACGACCTAGCGGCCAAAATCAAACAGGTAGCACTAAACGCCTTCCTCAAATACGTCGGTATAATCAAACTCTACTGGGATGAGACCAAGCAAGATATTGTCCCGACCGTTGTCGACCCAGAAAAGATTGTTTTCGACCGCTACTGTAAACAAGGCGAGAACCCGTTGTTTATTTCCGAGACTTGCGAAGCCACTTTCCAACAACTCCTGAATATGTTTCCGGATAAAAAAGAGAAGATTATGGCCCATCTCGGCCGCAGCCGGATGTCCGCGAAGCTCCAAAACTCCATCTACGTTTACAAAGAAGTCTGGTTTACTCAAATCGACGATGACGGCGAGACAGAGTGTGTCGCGTGGTATATGGATGACCTCGTGCTTGGTAAAGCGAAAAACCCTAACTTCCTCTATGACCGCAAGGGAGTCCAGATTGTAAATACTCCGGATTGCGTCCGTAAACCTTATGTGCTATTCAATTTCGTAAACGACGGCGAACACCTAGTCGACCGTACCAGCCAATTCGAGCAAGCCATCCCGCAACAGGATATTCTAAACAAAATCGGCCGCCAAATCATCGAAAACGCGGATACGGCCAATTCCGTGCTTGTCGTGCGTTCTAACGCGATTACAAAAGAAACGGCAGAGAATATCACTCGTGACCCGAAACAAATCCTCCTGCTCAATGTAGAGCGCGGAGAGGCCCTTTCTAACTCGTACGGCACTATCGACCCGCACTTATTGCCTAACTACGTCCTAAACCTTTACCAGCAAGCGAAAAACGCTATCCACGAAGCCATCGGTACTCCGGCACAATTCCGCGGTTCTGATGATTCCAGAAACGTTGGTACACTAGGCGAAGCGCAGATGATGAGAGCGCAAGCGTCCGGCCGTCAAGATGACCTTGTGATGGCCCTAGAACGCGGCCTAGACTCGTATTTCAAGCTGCTTACGTCTATGATGAAGGTATACTACAAAAAGCCGAAGTTCTTTGCTTGTAGAGATAACGACGGCAAGTTTGTCCAAGTCGAATTGTCCCGCGAGAGAATCCCTGACAACGCGTGGGTATCTGTCGAACACGGCAGCACCGTCAAAAAGGATAAGAATCGCCAAGAGAATATCTATATGACCCTCGCGCAGATGGGCCTTATCGACCCGTACAACCTCTATCGCGGTCTCAATATGCCGAATCCAGATAAATTGTACGAAACCCTCGTCAAGTTTAAGATGTCTCCTGATTCTCTGTCTGAAGAAGTCCGCTCCGAGCAACAAAATCGTCTGGCTTACATCGACTTTGCTTGTATTATGAACGGCGAGGAAGTCGCACCGCACGACGACGTAGACTCCGAGCATATCCTCGCGCATAGAGCGCAGATTACGACGGATAAGTTCTTATATGCCAAGCCAGAACGCCAAAAAGCGATGGTCGCTCACATCCAAGGCGAAGTATTCAAGCTATCGCAACGCGTGAAGCTCGAAGAAGCTAGTATGCAAGGCTTACTGGTAGACCCAAATATGCCAGTCACTCCGGAAGTACCGGAACCAATGCCGCAACCGCAACTCCCACCAGAAGCTATGATGGGACAAGGCCAGCCACAAATGCCGCCTATGGGCGCACAGGAAGCTCCACAAGGCGCGCCAGCTCCAATGATGGATATGGCACAAGGCCAGAACGCAATACCTTCCGTAGAGCAATCTATGCCACCAATGATGGGCCAACCGGCGATGTAAAGTTAGGCCGTCGCTCCAACTAGGAACGGCGGCTTTTTTGTGATATAATGGGGTTATTAACAATTTAACAGAAAGGCTACAGCCAATGGACGACTTAACAGAGCTTGCTCTGTCTGCACTAGACGCTGATACAAGCGATAGTAGCGAAGCAAGCGACAATTCGGAGACTAACAGCGAACCAGCTGATACCGGCCAAGAACCGGAAAACACTCCCTCTGATGAGAAGGAGGAATCAAGCTCCGAGCAAGAAGAAGATAACAAAGGAGATAATGACTCAAGAGACGATAGCAAAGCTACTACTGATAGTGATAATAGCGATGATACCGATGGTGATAGTGATGGTAAAGAATCCTCCGAAAAGGTAGAAGAAAAGAAGGAGGAGAAGAAGGAACCATCCGACGAGGAGTTTGAGGAGATGGCGAAAAAGCGCGGATATGCCAAGGCTCCCTCTGAAGAAGAAAAGAAACAGACCGAAACTGCGCAACAGGCGGAGGAACGCCTCACTAAAAGACCCAAAGAGGTCCCAGAAGAAGTCTGGGAGAATACCCCGAAGAATAACAGGATGGTATACAACTCTCTCCCAATTATTACGGCCCGTGGTAAAAATGGTACGACCGTAAACGTAAAACTCCCGACCCAACTGCCGGATGGATTCGAGTTTGCCGACGAAAAGGCCCGCACAGAGTTTATGACCGCGATGGCCGAGCAAGGTAAACGCTCCGACGAGTGGCTAAACGCGCTAGACGCTAGAGATAAACAGATGGAAGCTGATAACCAGCGAATTGCGTTCGCCAAACAGACCGTAGCCGAAGTCCAAGCTCTCCAGAAGACCGGCGCGCTCCCAACTCCAAAGGCAAAACCTAATACGCCGGAGTTTAAGGACGACCCCGCTGTCAAAATCCTTGATGGCGTTGTAGGATTACGCGACCAAAAGCTCGCGGCCGGATATAATATCTCTATCGAAGACGCTGCTGCTCTTTACAGAGTACAACATCCGGAGATGTTCGAGAAGAAAAACGCGTATAATGAGAAAGCCGACGCAGAACGTGGCGGAATCGCGCGTAAAGTAGCAACCGGCAAGAAAACAAGCGGCCGTGGTGCTGATAATTATAATCAAACGCCGGTATATCGTCCGGGGTCTAATATGTCTCTCCAAGACGTAGCAGAAGAAGCTATGCGACGCGAGGGAATCACTGAATAAGGAGAATATAAAAAATGAGTGATAAGAAAACAACCAAACCGGCCGTAAAAGCCACAGAAACGCCCGTAGAGGCCGTCAAAGAGCCGGAGACGATAATTGAACCGTCCAAAGAACCAGAACCCGTTGTAGAGCCTGTAATTGCGCCAGAACCAGAACCAACTCCAGAACCGGCAAAACCAGTAGAGCCACAGATTAGTGACGCAGAAAAACAAAAAATGGCCGCAGAGATTTTAAGCTCTGCTGGCGTGGGAGCCGTTGCTGGCGGTGTAGAGTTCGGCAACTCCCGCAAATCTGTCAAAGAGATGATTATGGATTACTTCCGACCAACTGACCTAGTAAAAATCCATAATCCCTTTAGCTGGCATACCGGATGGGCCTATTCTCATCCTGACGAAGAAGTCGTAGAGACCGACGGTTCTGCTACACGCCGCGTATATCCGGGCAAACCAAAAACGAGAATCCTTATGGCCGGACAATCTATTGTTATACCGGGGTGGGAAGCCTATATCGCGCTAGACCGCTTTTACAAACAGTGGTGCCAAGCTGAAGAACAAGGGAAACTCACTGTCGCTATGAATAGCCCAGTATACTTCCAGAAGTTTATGGGAATGGTATACGATGGGATACACGACCCGAACGCCGGACAGGATACTACTGTCACGATGGACGCTAGAACCGCGCTAGAACACGACCTAGGGCTTATCTAATGGTAAAATCATCGCTTGATAATCTTATAGGCGAAAAAGAGGAGCTGCGCAACCTGCGGCAGCTCCTTAAAACTACCAAAAAACAGATAGATGAAGCGACAGAGACCGGCAACCAGAGTCTCCTAGAAATGCAACTAGAATACGACGAACTGGCCGCGAAGAAACGCGACTTGCTACGAGAAATCGAACAGCTGGAACGCAAGCGCGACGAGCTAAAAGGCAAAACAGAAGCGGCCGAGACGCTATACGGGAAGTATTTAACAGAGATAAAAAGCGGGATGTCCGGCTCTGTGGTATAATATAATCATTAACAGAAAGGACACGAAATGCCTGAACAAGAAATCAAACAAGAAGATGGCGTTATCGCTGGCGAAGCTGCTCACGGCTCCGACAACGGCCAAGAAATAAAGGAGGTAGAAAATGCTTAGAGGTCTCGACCTGTCAATGTGGCAATCCGTCGGAACTGGCGATGGAGACTACGACTTTATTATCTGTAAAGCTACTGAAGGCGTAGGGTATACTGACCCAAGCTGCGACGCTCACTATCAAAGAGCAAAGTCACAAGGCAAGCTCCTAGGCGTATACCATTTTGCACGTCCGGGGTACAATGACCCAATCGCTGAAGCTGACTGGTTTGTACACGAGATTCAAGGATATATCGGAGAAGCTATCCTCATCCTTGACTGGGAAGTCGAAGCTGTCTGGAACGTCGGATGGGCTAAACAATGGCTTGACCGCGTTTACTCGCTCACTGGCGTAAAACCAATGATTTATATGTCTGGCTCTGTTGTCAACTCTTATGACTGGTCTCCGGTCGTCGCCGCTGACTACGGTCTATGGATTGCTTACTGGCCGAACGAATACCAATACGGACAAGGATGGCCGACAGACCCATCTCAAATGACTTACGGAATCGGCGCGTGGCCGTTCTGGGCTATCTGGCAATTCTCGTCTCGCAACGGCACTCTCGACTGCGACGTAGCACAAATGGACCGCGATGGATGGATGAAGTACGCCGCGAAAAACGGCCAACCTGCTCCCGCTCCGTCTCCAGCACCAGCACCGGCACCGGCTCCCGCTCCGTCGAACTATGTAGAGTACACCGTCGTAAAAGGCGACACTCTCTCCGGAATCGCTGCTCGCTACGGTACAACCTACCAGAAAATAGCGGCCGACAATAATATCGCTAACCCGAATCTTATCTATCCGGGCCAAGTTCTCAAAATCTACACTGACGGCTCCGCTCCTGCTCCATCTGGAGAAGAATACTACACTGTCGTAAAGGGAGACAACTTGAGTTCTATTGCTGCGCGCTATGGTACAACGTGGCAGTGGCTCGCGCAAGTAAACAATATCCCGAATCCTAACCTCATCTATCCGGGCCAAGTATTAAGAGTAAAATAAGGAGAAAATATGCAACTTCCTCAAAAAGTTTATGAAGTTATCCGCTGGATTGTGGCTATCGTCTTACCGGCACTTATCGTGCTTATAGACACCGTGGTCCCTCTCTGGTTCAAGGACTTCCCAACGGAAGCCGTGACAACCTCTTTGAGCGCGTTTGATTTATTCCTAGGCGCAATCTTCGGTATCGCGAAGATTAGCTACGATAAAGCACAAGCCGTCGAAGCAGCGAAGAAATAACCACCTAGAAAGCAAGGAATCCCCGTAAGGGGATTTTTTGTGGTATAATAAGAACAAGGAGAATTATTAACAATGCTTACTTTTAGTCAAAGAAAGAAAATGGCCCTCGACCTCTGTGGCATTTACGACACGGAGCCGGAAGTAGGGACTATCGTAGCTAACTTAAACCTCGCTGATAAACTATTCCAGAACGCCGCGAGACGACCGTGGACCCGCGTAGAAGTCACGGCGGATGTTGTAGAGAATCAACAGTATTATAAAATCCCAGCTGATATGGTCCGTGTGGCCGAAGTACGCTGCAAACAGGACGACGATAGCGACGTTATATTGCCGCTCGAAGAAGTCGCGTCCGAGATGAACTGGAACCGCCTAAACGCTTTCCCGAACGCGAGTATGTTCCCAACTCATTATTTTATCAAGGGACATAACGAAATCGGTATTTTCCCTATCCCCTCTCGCGATATAGAAGATGGCCTGATTATATCCTATGAACCTAGAATCCGTGATATGGGAGTCGAGGATGTGGCCTTTACCGCTGCAGTCACGAACGGAGAAGTCACAATCACGGCTACAACGAGTGTTTTCAAGGATTCGATGATTAACAACTGGTACGTCTACAATACTGACGGCTACGATGGCAATTATTATAAGATTGCGGAAGTCACAAGCGCAACTGTAGCTAAACTAGAGCTACCCTACCTCGGAGAAACAAACGCGACTGCAAGTCTCAAAATGGGCCAAGCTGCACCATACCCGGAAGAATATCACGAAGCGGCCGTCGACTATGCTGTTTACCGATTCTTTGCTATGCGCAAGGATACTGACACTGCGGCGATGTACCGCTCTCTCTTTGACGAAGCATTAGAACAGTACAAAACAACCTATGGCAATAAAACGGTCTCTGGAGTAGTCAATCCGGGTCTCAAACGCTTGCCAAACGTTAGCGATGTTTTCGCAAACTCAACATTAAGAGAAGGAGCATAAAATGGCAAGTACCAAAAGCGAAGTTAGACTTGTTGGCAACACCGAGTTTTACGGAGGATTATCTACCGATGACAAAATAGGGATAGAGAATAGCTACGCTGATGGTATCTGTCTCGACGTTCGCAAGTCTCCCTCCCAGATGTCCGTGCTGCCACAAGCACGCGAGCTGTCGGATTCCGGTACAATTACGGGCCTTATTACGGCGATGTGCCAGACAAAAGACGGTACAATCTGGGCGTTAGATGAGGACGGCAAGCTCTATTCTATAGATAGCGAATATCATATAGCCAAAATTAACACTCCAGCTGATTCTACCGGCCACGGGCTAGTCTATTCTCAACAGAAGGACGCGCTAGTGTTTACAGATGGCAACGCTGGCATATACACCTACGGGCATATCATAAACCCGCGCAACAACGCGCGCACGGTCACGCAATTTAGCGAGATGGACGACTTCTCCGAGTATGTCGTAAACTCAATCACGAAAAACTATGCTGGGAACTATATATCGAATCCGGACATCCCTCGCAACGACGCTGGCACCTATGGCAACGTCACGGAGAATAACCCCTCATATTATGATTTTAGCTGCCCGACGGCTATATCTGAATCAGAAAACGACAAAGCACTATTCCTCCCCGCTCTCTCTCCTATTATCAAAATTGGAGTTTATGTCAAAACAAAAGGCACTGGCACTCTCAAGGTCGTAGTACACGATATAGGAGACAACGTAGTGGCCGAATCCGGCACCGTAGCCGCCTCAAGTATCACGGCCGGTACTTATCAAGAGTTTACTGTAGTCCCGAATCCATCCAGTATAGAGGGACCCGGCAACCAATTCGAGGCGACACCGTGGTCCGGAGCGACTCTCGAAGCTGGTGGAGAATATCATATCCACGTCGTAGCTTCCACGAACGACTATGTGCTACAAACAGTCACGACTGATTCAGATGGCAACGCTTCCCTCTATTACGGTATGCGTCTCACGGCAAAAGGCAAGATTCTGGCCTATACTTTCAACGGCAAACATCCTATAACCATCGGAGATAAAATCTTTATCGGCAACGGCCGCTACCTTGCTGAGATGGGTCCGGGTCCTTATGACGCTCTCACTGATACGGATTATATACCTAACCGCTTGCGCCTAGACGACGGGTACGAGGTATGTTCTATCGCGTCAACAGATGAATATGTAGTCATCGGCGCGGAGAAGTTTAGCAACGACGCGTCTCGCGGATTCCAAAACGGTATGATTTACTTCTGGGACGGCCAATCCGACAACCCGAACTTCTATATCGAGTGTCCTATGGGGTCCCCTCACGCGATGTTTAACTACCAGAATATCCTCTATATCATCATCAACGGCGCGCTCTACGCCTACACCGGCGGCAAGGAGCTTATCAAGGTGAGAACAATGCGCGGCACTGATACCGAATATACCGGGGAGAACACCATCCACGATGTATACCCGAATATGATGGCTGTCCGGCGCGAAATTATGATGGTGGGATTCCCGTCGTGGACAACCTCCCAGAAAACGCGCTTTGGTATACACGGCTGGGGAGCAATCGACAAGAACTTCCCGAACTGTTTTACTTACAATTACGCTGTACCTAGCACGACTCAAGGCCAATATAACACTGACGACCAGATATTACGAATCGGCTGCGTCTACAACTTTGGCGACACTCTATTCTACGGGTACGAAGTCACGACTACGACTCATCCAGAGGGAGCAGAACCGGTCACGACTGTAGACCCAAGTCTGGCCGTCGTAGACAACCTATGCGGAGCGGCCACAAGTTTTTACTGGCAATCTCTGGTATACGACGCTGGCTCTCCAATTCTCGAAAAGTCCGCGCTACGAATCGGCCTATATTTTAACGCTCTCCCAACCGGATGTACTCTCACTCCAATTTACAGAATCGACGACGGAGCTGTCGACTTTGAAGGCGTAGAATCTATTACAATCGGCGGCAAGAAGTGGTACAAGGGGACCAAAACGGCCACGGCCGGTATGAAAGAGGTCACTTGCGAAGTCGGCGGAATCGGCACGAAACGTATACACGAGTTCCAATGCGGTTTTATCGGTACGACAAGCAACGGGATGACTCCTCCGGTTATTAAGCAGGTCGTAGCAGAAGTCAAGCTTAACAATAAAGAGGCGAAAATATAATGGCAGATGGTTTTAACTCCGGCAACTATGGCTATAACGACAAAGTAGCGGATGTTATACGGCCGCTAGGCCAAGGCACCGTTAGAAAGCCTCTCACGGGCTTTAGAACGGTCGACAACGTGGATGTGACATCCAACGCGGAAGTTTATGGCTTTGACGCGGGACGCGTGCGTACGGGCAATTTACGTGGCAATCAGCAGGTCCGCGGGCAAATCCAGATAGTCGACTCCAATGGCCGAAAAGTAATGATTATGGGATATGGCAAGGGCAAGTTCTAGGAGGGAAGATGGGACTCTCGAAGGCAGGATACCCCGTAAACGAGTTTAAGCAGGTAGGACGTGGCGATTATGGCGTGCGCGTAGCTCGGAAGGGCTTTGACGCGACAACCGGCACGGATTCCAACTTGCTTTTTAACTCCAACTGGCCCATTATCCAATTTGTGAAGGTTATATCTGAAGAAAACAAGCGGCTCTACAAGGACGAGACACAGGACGTACCGGCCGGATATATATACCAGAGGACCGAGACAGACAAGTATTGCGCAGTAGACGAACAGTATTTATATCTTCCCGCGGATATTGAGTATTATTTTGACCCGAATACATATACGCAGCACCTCTATAGGAAACAATATCGAATATATCACGGGATGGGTTATGTACCGCTTTTCTATCGCTCCGAATATGTCTCGGACGTGACCGGATATTATCTGATTACGAATATAGACATCCGCAAGGACGTGGATTATCCATATAATGCTAAACCTTCCTCTTATGACGGGATGGCAAAAGATTATGGTGTAAAATCGACCTCCAGAACGCGCTCTCAAATGCCGCGCTATGGGGTCCGCGGCTGCGGATTCAACACTAACATCCAATCAAAAC